GCTTTAAAAGTAAGTTTTGGTGTGGCGCTGCTCGTGTCAAAACGCATCTCTGTAACTACGCTAGTAACTGATACATTGTTTGTACCTAGTAACCGAACATACGCTTCTAGAGGCATCTTACCGTTTTCAGCTTTACCAAAGATCGACTGGGCCGGTAGTGTTAATTGGAATACATCACCTTGCTGGTCGTTCTCAAGAACCACAGCTAAGCGGCGTGAGAATTTACAAGCACGGGCTGTTGCGCTACCTTGTGCTGAACCTGCAATGTTTTGTGGGCAATCTTTACAAGACTCGCATTGCTTGCTCGTACTACGTGGGCTAGGCTTGATGCCATCATCTGAAAAACAGTCAGGTAATTTACCCGCTTGACCTTCTGAAAACGTACCCTCGTAATAGTGACGTGAGTTGTATTGAGCCGCACCAACGATAATTACATTCATCGCACGCTCTTCATTTGTAGCAACTTCTTTACCTGCAACCATCATACGAAATACAGAACCCTTAATTGAAATACGCTTAATGGTTGAGCCTTCGCTATTACTTATCTTACCCATAAGGGCTTTTGTTGTTTCATCCAACTGACCACGTAAGTGCGCTGGTAGGTTACCGCTTAATAGGCTTAGTTCATTTGCCATGGTTACTTCTCCTTAGTTTGTTGCTGATGTTGTATTACAAATCGTTTCAATGTCAGCTCTCTTGAAACGTAGTTTTGTGCCTACTTTGAAATGCGGTAGTTTGCCTTCTCTGCATAGCACGTAAATTGTTTGGCGAGAGACACGGAGTATCTTCGCAACTTCGTCAACTGTCAATGGGCTAGTTTCCATTATTTACTTCTCCTTATAGTAACTGTGTACTTGTTATTTATGTTCATGCCAATTGGCATTAGGTTTGGGTTTTCATCTAAAAACTGTTTCATATTGGTCGGGCTAATGCGCCGTTGTAAAAGCTGTGGCACGTTGTGTTCCATTATGAATTTATACATGCTGTCCCAATCGTTGGCTTCATAGTTTGTCCTAACACTACGATAAACCGTCCCGTGCGGTGTCTTAATGCTATCCGCGCCTAATTCCTTACACATACTAGTTAGCTCAGCCTCAACCATATCCATTTGGACTTGTATTACGGAATCTGCCTTCTCGTATTCGGTAAGAAGTTCTTTACGCTTGTCACGCATCTTTATGTATGCTAGTGCAAGCTTGTCTGCTTTAACCTCAGTCATTTACAACCCCTTTTGTTATCGTTTCTTTTCATTATATACGTACAGTTGACAATGTCAACTAAGTAGTTCCCCGTATAGGTCAACTATTTTTGTATGAACGTCAACTTTTTCCTGCAACATCTTATACATACGTTTCTCTACGGGCGAGCCTTGTAAGTGAATCACCGTGCTTGGGTTCTTTTGCCCTGCTCTATGTACACGAGCGTTTGCCTGTAAATAAGTCTCTACTGACATCACTGGGCTCCAGTAGATGATTGTGTTTGCCGCATGAAGTGTTACGCCGTGTGAAGCGGCTTGTGGCTGGATTACTAATACTCGTGGGTGTGGTGTTTCTTGAAAGCGTTTAAATATCTCAGTACGTTTATTTACTGGCACGCTACCACTAATAATCTCAGTTGTGTAACCCGCTTTAATAAGTTCGTCTGAAACAATTTGTATGGCATGTCTATATGGCACAAACACGAGCACTTTGTGACTAGATTCATCAATAACTTCTTTAAGAATGTTTAGTCGGTTACTCGCATCGAACTCAATGACCTCACCTGTATCGGAATACACCGCACCTGAAGACAGTTGTAAAAGCTTATTCATAGCAGCTGCTGCGTTTACTGTTGTTATTTCCTCACCAGCGGCTCTGACTAACATATCTTGCCTGAGTCTTTCGTAATACTTGTTTTGCTGTGGGGTTAAAGGAACGTCACGCGTTGTGTAGGTAATCTCAGGTAAGTCTAAACACTCTTCTTTGGTGTAACGAATCGCGGGTTGTAAAGCCTCGTACACAATCGTATCTGAATCATGTTTTGGAACCCACTTAAACATCGTAATTTTTTGCATTACTTGGTCGCGGAAGTGTGAGTAGAACTTAGGCACCCCATTAGGGTTTACTAGTTTGGCAATACCATACGCATCAACAGGTGATTGTGAGGCAGGTGTACCCGTTAACATCCATAACCATGTATGCGGTTTAACTAAAGTGTTGAGCACCTTCCAACGTTTAGTTGTTGGGTTTTTATATGCGTTAGCTTCGTCAACAACAATTAAATCAAAATCAGCCGCTTCGATATCGTCCGCAACAATCTCAAGCCCGTCAAAGTTAATAATAGTAAACTCAGCGCCTTGGTTAATAATCTTCTTACGCTTTTCTCTAGCGCCATAAGCCACATCTACTGTGCGGTGGATAGCAAACGTAAACAAGTCAGCACGCCATGCGGAATCCATAATAGATAAGGGGCATATAACCAACACGCGTTTAATTAAACCTAGCTTCATTAGATAGTCAGCTGCCCATATAACAGAAGCGGTTTTACCAGTCCCTTGCTCATTAAAACAAAAAGCTCGTCTGTTTAAAGTTAGAAACGATGCGGTATCTTTTTGGTGGTCAAACGGTTTATAGAGACCAGTCCATTTATATTTACCTAAGATTGGGCTAGGCACGTCACGCATTTTTAAATTTTTAAGAACCTGCGCTTCTTCTAAACCCCAGTGCACTAGCACCTCTGAATAATCGCCCTTGTTTGCAATAACTTTACTCTTTGGTATAACGCTTGTTATACGTTCAGGGTCTCTTAATTTTAGTAATAGCCCTCTGTTATCAACGATTTCCATATTTTCTCCAATGCACAAGCGCTCCAGAGTGGTCTCTGAAGTCAATAATTTTGGTGCCCCTTAACAGAATCGAACTGCTAATCCATGATTACAAGTCAAGTGTTATACCATTTAACTAAAGGGGCGAGCATCGGTCTTTCCCGAATGTCAGTTAGCGCCTAGGCGGAAAGGAGTCTGGTCAAATTTATAACACCAGCTACAAAGACCCATTACTAACAGGCGTGGTTTACCAATGAAGAGTCACTCTCACGTAACCCCCGACTAGCTAGGCACTCACACCTTATCCTGTAGTCGTTACTATGTTCTTATTTCTTTTTACGCTCTCGTTTACTTACCTCGGAAACAAGATTACGTTTTGAATCTCTTTTGAATGAACGGTTACTACTCGCATCTTCGACTTTAAGGCCAGTCTTATTAGAGCCGCCCTTATCAAATGCTTTAACGTGAGCTACGTCTTTACCGTCACCCTTGCTTACTTTGCCTTCTTTCATCATCTTTGCGCGGGCTGAATTACGCTGAGCACGGTTCTTTTTCTGCTCATCCGTACCTTGATATAACTCATACTCACGTTTGTAGTTTCTAGCTGTCATATTACGACCTTCCATTATGCGCACAATCTAACACGGGGCACCACGCTTTGCAACTAAAGTTACGTTTCGGGTTCCATACCCCACTATTATGGCAGTCTTCTAACTGGGTCACAAGGGGTTTAAACTGCTCAAAATAAGCTAGGCGGAAGTGGGTATCGTAGTCTTCTTTAATAAACTCTTTGGATACTACAAATAGCAATCCCGCCTTGATAACCTTAATCTCGGGGTACTTTAAAAACGTAGCCGCCGCTAATAACTTTAATTGTTTAGTATCAGCATACTTGGCGCTTTTACCTGTCTTATAGTCAATTACTCTAGCTTCTTGGTTCTCATGGTCTATGATAATTAAGTCAGCGATACCCCGCCAATAGACGTTTTTATCAAAGAAATCGCAGGGTACTAAACGCTGATCCGCCGTAAGCTTAACTGCAAGTTTGTTTTCACAAAGCTTTTCACCTGGGATTGCTTTGAGTTTATCCAACATAGGTTGTATATACGCATACTTTTCAGGTAGTGGCTTGCCATCACGGATATGTTCTTCCGCTGCTAAATGCAAATCTTTACCATAGTTCATGGCGTCTGATTCAGGTTCTTTGATGTCTTTGGCTACCCTAATATGATAGTACTTCTTAGG